TTTTGCCTCATTTGAGGCACGGCCTAATGCTCGAAGTCCATTAACAATTGCACCAAGTATTGAAGTGCCACCACCAACATCACCAATTACGGGCAAGGCTTTTAATTTGGCTGCCATCACTGTAAGCCCTGCAATTACTTCAGCCGTCGCGGTTGCGGTTGCTTCCATTTGTGCAGCTAGATTCTTAGCCCCATCTTGCCCGCCTAGTTCAATCAATGAATTGATAAGTGCAAATCCAATGGTTTCGCTTGCCTCTTGCGCAGATACTTGCAAAATTGCCATTTGCCCTGAGTAAGTTTTAGCAGCTGTAAGTGCTTGCCCAGCAAACAATTTAGATAGTTGCGCGGTGATTGCTTCCATATCACCAGAGGCCAACAATGCTTTATCTAAACCTGCACCGAGTCTGCTAAGGGCCGTGGTTTGGCCTGAATAACCTTTTGCCAATGCCATTGATACTGCGCTGAGATCCTTGCCAGTGCCCGCTGAAATGTCCATTGCAAGTGATAGTGCACTTTGGGCTTTGCCAACATCCCCAAGCACCAACACCAATTTTTGAAAGGCTGGTCTAAGTTCATCCTCAGATACACCGGTTGCCCGTTGTAGGCTGTCAATGTATTTAGTTACTCCAAGGCTGGTGTAAGCCAATCCTAAGTTTTTGAGAGTTTGAGTAAGGCTTTTTTGTGCTTTCTCATCGGCAAGTGCAGCACTAATAGATTTCTTAGTGTAAGCGGTTAGTGCAACACTAGCTGCGCCAATACTGAGTTTGCTAGTCAGCCCAAATGATTTAGTGTCCTTGATTAAACCTTTAAGTGATTTTTGCGCCTTAGTTGCACCCGCTGTATTGGCGGTGATAATTAAGGGAATGCCGTAAGCATTACCTCTTGCCATTGCGTACCCCCTTTGGCAATGCGTTAAACTTCTCGGTTGCTCTGACTATTGCGCTGGTCACTGCTGGCACAATCTCTGCCTTATTCTCATCAAATGCTCGATTGATAATGCGCCCTTGTTTTTCGCCTCGCACTGTTAGCCCTGAATCCCTTTCGATCGCCTCAATGAATTGTCTGCCTGCATTTGGGTTGCGAGAGTGTGAGTAGCGCTTACCGCCCCCACCGTTTGGCCCTACCCACGGCTGACCGGTTGGATTCTTTCGGCCTGCGGTTTCGTATATCGCACCAGCTGCGGATGCGTTAAGCAATTTAACTTGAGATGACCAGCCTTTAGTGCCGATCTTATTACGGGCAGTGCTGACCCTTATGCCCTTGACAATTTCAGACCCATCAAAGGCTGACCATTGGCGGCCGGAATCCGCCCAATGACTCAAACCAGCAGGCACGGTGCGCGGTGCATATCCTTTGGCATCGCTAACCATCTCTTTGGTTAAGACTTTGATTTCGCGGTTCATCTCTTTAAGTAGATCAGGTGAGATTTTTCTAATGTTTTTAATTGCGGCGTTGAGTCCTTGGATTTTGGCGGCTTGCATCTTTTATCGCCTTTGCCCTTTCCTCAAGCACTCGTAAAATCATTTTGAGCATTACCGGATCCATCCCGATAAACTCACTGGGAGCGATCCCAGTTTCAACACTTAGACTTGCGACCAAATAGGTGAGTGAGTCTTTGCCACTCAATCCCCTAAAGGGTCGCTATCTAATACCTCTACTGCCTTCAGCGTTTCCAGAAACTTCTCACCAAATACGGGCACGGTTTCGCCGGATCGCCGGATGGCTTCCCAACACAACCAATACACATCGCTTTGCATTTGATCGTCTGCAAAGGCTTTGTGGATGCCTTTCTTTTTATTCTGTTCAAACGCATATTCAATTATTGGTGTGATCTCAAACTCTTGAACCTCACCGGTGGTGCGTGTGATCTTTAACTTAGCCATTGCCTAGCCCTTCAGGTTAGTTGTTACGCTGTTGTATCTACAACAATCACGCTGTTGCAGGTAAAAGTAATTGATTGAGTGCTCAAATCGCCAACTGCACCGCTTACTGGGGTGAGGTTGTTTACCAAGATTGTGGTTTGGTACTCAGGATTTGTGGCACTGATTACTGCGCTGGTTGGTTTAATTGTTAAAGGCACGGTGGTGCCGTATGCTGATTGCAATGTTGTTGCTACTTCAGCAGCTGCGTATGAGTTAAGAAAGTCCAGGGTTATGGTGCTGGATTCTAAACCTTTAACAAAAGTGTGTGAAGTTGCACCCATTGTTGTGGTTTCTAATTCATCAAATGCTTGATTGATTGTTGCTGCTGTAACTTGGTCGCTTACATCAACCGAGTTAAGCGTTACAACCAAAGTATTGTTTAAGAAGGTTGTTAGTGCCATTATTCGCTTGCCTCATCTTTCTTTGGTTTTTCCGTTATCGGTTTGATTGAGCCACCCTTTATGAGTGCTTCAATGTTCGTGTTTGGGTTTAAGTCTTTGTCAGTAATGATAGATCCGGCAGGTTTGCCTGCTACGGTGCCTGCTAACACTTTGTAATTCATTGCTACGACCAATCCGTTAATACTTCAATTGAGCAATCCATTGTCAAAAGATCGCCGGTTGCTAGGGCTAAAGTTGTTGGTGCGCTGAATCCTGAAATGTTGAGTGTGTATGCAGCTGCTGCAAGTTTGGTGTAAACCGCAACCGCAAAAGTTTCAATGCTATTCAGATTGCCCTGATTGTCTAGCAATGGCACCAAAATCATAATTTTGAACCGTGCAAATGGCTGAATGCTGGATCTGGTCTGGTTGTTTGGCACCAAATACGGATCATCAGGCATCACAACAACTGAGTTGGCAATTGGTGCGCTTGGTGGAAAGGCAAAAGTGCTCCAAACACCAGCATTGGCCAAAGTTGTTGCAAGTGTTGTGCGCAGGGTTGTGATTGCGGTAGGCATTACCCCACCATTGCTGTTGGGGCCATATATGGGGCAAGAAGGCCACGCACACGGGCAATCAAAGTGTTGCCCATCTTAAATGGTGAAGGTGCAAAGCCGTCAATGCTTGCGCCTTGTCCGGAAGGTGCTTGGCGTGCTTGCCAAATATCCACTGCAATCATCATTGAGGCTTCGCGTACTGCTGCAACGCTGGCATAAGCAGTGCTGTGATTTGGCCCTTTAACTAGCCCATAAGGTCGCACCAAATGTGTTGTTTGATTGCTTGCCGTTTTTGCATAAGTAAATGTATAGGCCGTGTATCCAGTGATTGTATAAGTGCCGTTAAATGTTGCCGTATCTGATTTGGTAATGGTTACGCTTTCACCAGTAACAAATCCGTGTGGTTGTGTTGTTGTAATTGTCGCAATGTTGTTATCAAGTGCAGTCGAATAAACAAGTGCTGAGTTGTACCAAAGGTATGAATCAATTATGTCTTGCGCACTTTGACAAACTTCCTCAACTGTTGCATCTGCATAGAGAGTACCAATGCCAAGATTTGTGCGAAGTTCAGCCATCGTTACATAAGTGGCGGCCACTGGTATCTCCTTTCAGTTTAGAGGCCAACCCCCTGCCGGACTAGGGGCAAGGGGCGGCCGGTCTAGGGTTTAGATCAGGTTAGGTTGAAGCGGCGAAGTCCGCCTGCAAATGTAACACCTGCGGCAATGTAGCCGTAAAGTGCCAATTCAATTTCACCTGTGGTTGGTACATTTGTAGAAAGTGTAAGAGCAGGGCTCTCAAAGATTTCAATTGAGTTTGGCTCAATAATAAATGCAGATTCATCAATTGAAGTTGCAACCATATTTGGATCAACATAATAATCCAAGCCGAGGACATTTCCGCGAACACTTGTCGGAATTGCAGATCCGGCATTGTTCATAGGATTACCCGCATTGTAAATTGGGCGGCCTGTTGTATCTGTTGCTCCCATTAGAAGGCTCCAGATAGATGTTCCAGATGTAAATGCCGTTGCGGTGCGCTTTGTTGCGGTATAAGCGGCAGGGGATTCAGTTGATACGAATGAAATAATACCGGCTGAATCTGCAGCTGTTGCAGTTGCTTGTGTACCACCAGCAGTAATTTGTGCAATTACATAAGCATCAGTTGCTTGAGCATACGCATCTCTGAGGTTCTTGAGCATAATTTCATAAAAGGAGGGATCGCTGCGGTCAAGCAACTCAACGCTGTAGCGTTGGAATCCCATTTTTTTAATGACAGTTGCGTTAATATAAGCGGAGGTGATTGCGGTTGTTCCGGTTGGGTCGCCACCTTCTGCAACGGTTGCGGCTGTACTATTTGCCGTAATTTTTGGAATACTTACCGTCATCCCGTAACTATTAAGCGGGCGAGTTCCACCGCACGCTTCAATAACTGGGCGATCAGCGTTTGTATTTTGCGCAACATCGCGTACATAACTTACTGGTGAAAATGCTGGGTTTGTTGTGAAGGAATCATCAGCTGCTAAAACCCATTGACGGGAATCCTCGTTGCCAAGTTTTGCGCGGATTGAGTGCTCAAGATAATTTCCACCCGTTAAAATTGGGCTACGGGGTGAAGTGTGTGCAATTGGTGTGTACTTTGGTTGTGAGGCTTCCACCGTTTGTGCGGCTTCTACCTCGGGTGCTGGGGTAGCGTTTTCCACGCTGGCCTCACTTTCGGTTGGTTGGGTTTGTGTTTCCTCTACTGGTTCAGGTTCGACTTCACTAGCTGCAACTGATTGAACTGCTGCACTAGAAAAGGCCGCTGCCTGTACCAAACTTACTTCTTTCAGGCTTGCCTTTGTAACATAAAGGATGCCGTTGCGTGGTTCTGCTGCATCAACAATAACGCCAACACTTAAACCATCGCGCAACTCTGTTGCTTCGATAAGTGCATCATTGCCTTTGGTTGTTGGTGCAACTTTAAAGGATGCGTAAATGCCAGAGGCATCCTCACTTGCATTTTGCATCATTCCAATTGGATCTTTTGCGTTGTGCTCTAATAAAAGTTTGATTTTTCCACCAGTGTTGTAACTGATTGATCCTTTTTCAAATACAACTTGACCGGCACTTGTGTTGCCGATTTCGCCAAATGGCACAATCTTGCCCGCAATAATTCTGCGTTGTGCATCGCTTGATTCAACTGTTGTGTTAAATGTCAGGTGTAAGGGTTGTTCCACTGCCTGCTCCATTCGGGGTTAGATCTTCCATTGCTTTTGCTTGATCTAGTGTGATCAAATTAAGTTGCAACATTTTTTCAATTACTGCCAAGCGTGTAAGTGCATCGGATCGCAAGAAGG